GCTGATGGCTGGCTGGTGGGTCCTCACACGTGATGGCGTGCCAGATGAGCGTGGCGGTCTGGAAGGCGTCGGCGCCCTAACCGAATTTGTGCGGGACACGGAAGAGGTCGTTGCGCAAAGCACGTCCTCGCGGCTGGTCAATCATCTGATGTCGCAGTTAATCCAGGTGCAGCGCTCTACCGAGAGGAAATCAATATCGGCCTTGATTGATCGTGTTACCAAGCAGACCGATTACGATACGGCCGAGGAGAATTTGCATCATGGCGTTGCGGAGGAGGTTCTCGGGCAATATGGTATCCGCGTCATCCGCGCCGAGGATAAGGAAAAAGACAAGCGCGGCCGTTTGACGCCGCGTGAAGCGGACGGTATCGGCGTCTGGTTCAATCCGGCGAATTCGATGCTTCGGTCATTATTTGCTGGCACGACCTTTGAAGGTCAGCGGTGGGAGTATGAGATAGCGCGTCTCGAGACGGCGCGCAGGCCCAAACGGAATGTTCGTGTGGGCACGATGAAACCGGGCCGATGCATATGGGTTTCGGGCGAAGAATTGGGCTTCGGGGCGGTCGAAGATGCATAACCGCCTGATATTGCTACATTCCTTTGTGAACGCTTGTGAACAAGCTGTGAAGAAAAAAGCGTTTAAATACAGGCTTGTGCACCTGTGAACGCTGTGAACGGAAAATACCCCTATAGAACGCAATTTCCTCTCGTGAGGAAATTTGTGTTTATACGCCAAAATTGCGTTCACAGCCTTCACAGGTTCACAGCCCTATATAACCTATTGAAATGTCTTAATTGTATTGTAGTAAAAGCTGTGAACGCTTGTGAACGGCGGTTTTCTGCGATTTTTGCGGTGGCGGTTCTGTGAAGGGCACGATCTCCACTTTCTCGCCGCACCGCGTGTCATTGCCGACAGGTGATCAGCAGCGTGGTTCGTCGTCGTCACGCGGGTATGGTCGCCGCTGGCAGAAAGCCCGCAAGGTGTTCTTGGCGGAGCATCCGACCTGCCAGTGCGATGATGCTGCCTGCAACCGTCCTGCAACCGAGGTTCACCACGTGCAGGCGCATCGTGGCGACTATGACCGGTTCTGGGACCAGTCGAACTGGCAGGCGCTGACGAAGGAATGCCATTCACGCCTGACGGCCAAGGAAGGGCGCAGAACCTACTGATGCATGTCCAGCGTGGTCCTCGGGCGCTGTGGCGCCGTCCTGCCGGTCTCGTCTTCATCCGCAACTGGGGTGATGTCAGCGCCCTTGCGGCGCTTTGCGATGTCACGCCCCAGGCTGTCAGCATCTGGAAACGCGTGCCGGCACGCCACGTCGACAAGGTGGCAACCTATCTCGGCACCACGCCCGGCCATCTCCGCCCCGATCTAGCCCTGAGGTATCTGATGAGCAAAGACATGGATCCGCGCGACGCTGCGAAGGCAGAAGAGAAGATTGCCCGCGCGATCGCCGCGCTGGATGAGAAACGGCTCAAGCTGGCGGAGGCACGGCTGGCGGAGAGTGAGGCGCTGACCGCCCTGCGCCAGGCGCAGTTGCTGCATGATCGGGCAGTCGTCGGCGTCAAGCGCGCGCGTGACGCGGCATCAAGCCTGCGGAAAGCCTATCTCGCGGCGGGTGTTCCGGAGGATCGTCTCGGCTGGATGAACACGTCGGTGCTGGGGTTCCCCTCCTCCGCGTCCGGATCGGCAGAGGTAGGGGGGGTCGAAGCGTGAAAACGGATCGATTGAAGACCGTCGCTCCCCTCATCTTGCGTCGCCGCGAAATTCTGAAAACTTTTTTTTGGAGGATCAAATGGTTAGAGGTCGGAAACCTACCCCAGAAGGTCTAGCGGAAGCGCGCGGCAACCCGGGAAAGCGGCCGCGGAAAACGGTCGAAAAAGAGCTGCCTTCCGTTGCCGGCATCACCGCGCCGACATTTATGCGCGCAAAAGGTCGGAAATTCTGGTCGGAGGTCGCAGGGTTTCTGATCGACAGCCGGATCGTGCGCATGTCGGACCGCAACGCCCTGGCGCGGTACTGTGAGACGCTGGCGGACTACGTGAAATGCACGAAAGAGCTCGATGCACAGGGGCATGTCTACTGGAGCACTTCGAACCACGGAAAGCTGCAGCGGATCTCGCCGTGGTTCATGGTGCAGGAGCGCGTGGTCAAACGCCTGCAGGACTTGGAGGACCGTTTCGGCCTGACACCTGCGTCCCGCCAGCAGATCATGGCGCGGATGGCGGCGGGGCAGGCCTCTCTCCAGTTCGGTGCCGGCACGGCGCCGACTGCAACCGATCAGGGCGGCGCGGGCGCGGACGTGTCGTCTGATGTGCCTGTCAGTCCGGTCGACTTCTTCAGCACGATGCACTGATGGCGGTTCTGCCCATCCCACCGATGCCTGCAGGCGGCGAGAAATTCGGCGCATGGTGGGATGAGCAGGCGGCTCAGAAGGCCTGCGCCTTCTTCCCGGCCATGCTGCGCCATACCGAGGCGGAATGGGCTGGGCGCTCCTTCCATCTGCAGGACTGGCAGCGCGACGATATCATCCGGCCCATATTCGGCTGGAAGCGGTCCGACGGCACGCGCCTTGTGCGCATCGTCTGGATGGAAGTGCCCCGTAAGAACGGCAAGACGGAACTGGCAGCCGGTCTTTCGCTTCTGATGATGTTCGTCGACCGGGAAATGGGTGGTCAGATCTATTCGATGGCCACGGACAAGGACCAGGCCAAGATCGTCTTCAACAAGGCGGGTGTCATGGCGGGTTTCAATGAAAACCTGCACAAGGCGCTTGAATTGCTCAAGACGTCGATCTTCTGCCCGGCGTTGGGCACCTCCTTCAAGCCTCTGTCGGCCGGCCCGAAGGGCAAGCACGGCTTCAGCACCACGTTTGCAATCGGTGACGAGGTCCATGAGTGGCGTGACGGCGAAATTGCCGATGTCGTGCATAAATCCACGGCGGCCCGTCGGCAGCCTCTCGAATTCTACATCACGACGGCCGGCGTGCGTGGTGTTGGCTACGCGGCCGAAATGCATGAGCTCGCGCTCGACATCGCGACTGGCAAAGTCGTCGATCCGACCTTCCTGCCGATCATCTACGCTGCCGGTGACGACGATGACTGGAAATCCGAAGAGACCTGGCGCAAGGCAAACCCGAATTACGGCGTCTCAGTTAAGCCGGAATACATGCGGGAGGAATTTTCCAAGGCGGAGCGATCGCCGCGTGCAGAAAACGATTTCAAGCGTTTCCATCTCAATATCTGGACCGAGCAGGTCACGCGATGGCTTTCTATGGAAGACTGGAACCAATGCGCAGGGCCAATTTCCTGGCAGGATCTGCCGAAGGTGCTCCGCGGCCGCCGCTGCTTCGGTGGCCTCGATTTGTCCATGGTCTCCGACACCAGCTCGCTCTGCTGGTGCTTCCCTCCCCCGGGGGCGGATCCCGACGCACCATACGTCTTCGTCTGGCGCTTCTGGCTGCCAGAAGGCATCATCGAACTGCAGCCGCGTGAGCGGCGTGCCCGATACGAATCCTTCGTGCGATCCGGCGCGCTTTCCCTGACGCCGGGGCGTGTCGTCGACAACGATTTCATCCGCGCGCAAATCAACGCTGATGCGGACCTGTTCCGACCGGAGTGGATCGGTATCGATCCGTTCAATGCCAGTGACATGGCTCGTCGCTTGCAGGATGAGGACGGTCTTCCGATCCAGTGGTTCCGGCAGGGATTTCTGTCGATGAGTCCCCCGACGAAAGGCTTCGAACGATTGGTGATCGCGCAGAAGATCGAGCATGGCGGTCATCCGGTCGCGACCTGGATGGCCCGCAACGCCGTGGTCACCCGTGACGCTGCCGACAATATAAAACCTGAAAAATCCAAGGCCGCCGACAAGATCGACGGCATCGTAGCAGCCATCATGGCCTACGGCGGTGCATCACTGACGCCTGAGGAGTCGGCGCCGAGCATGCGCACCGTCAACGGTGTTCTGGTAATAGGATAATCCAATGCCCCCATCTCGCCTGAGAGGCGCTCAGGAGCCGCGCCTGTCGTTTCCGGCTCAGACGAAAGACGTCGGCACCTCGACGCAGCCGTCATTGGGCATGTTCGCAGCGTTTGGTGGCTATCCTGCCAGCACCGGTGTACCGGTTACGCCCTTCACTGCTTTGCAAAGCGCCGCCGTCTATGGATGTGTCAATCGCCTCGGGCAGGACATCGCCAAGCTCCCCATCGGGCTCCGCCGCAAGCTCGACAGTGGCGGGGGCTATGAAAATCAGGGCGATCATCCGATCCGCCGCATGCTGGATCGTCCGAACGGCTGGATGACGCCGTTTCAGTTCTGGCGCTACATGGTCACGTCACTGCAGCTGCGGGGCAATGCCTACGCCGCGATCGTGCGCAATGCAGGCGGCATGCCAATCGAACTGATCCCGATCGGACCGGATCGTATCGCGGTCTATGTCAGCCCGCGCGGGCAGGTGTTT